AACGCTAGTAGTAATTGCATGTTACGGGTTCCTATATAACCAAGACACCGATTGGGCAATCATTTTAGTATTCGGATCCATAGTAACAGCATATGGAGCCGTTAATTTAAAAGATTAGGTTCCAATAGGTTTCCAAGTTACATTTACAGTATAATAAAACATATAACTAACAAATAAACAAAAAAAGTATGAAAAATCAAGAAAACAACACAGCACAATTAGGTCGTCCAGTAAACGAGAATTCAGCACGTCAAATCCGTTTGAAAGAAATTCAAGCAAAGCGTGAAGCAGGTTTAATTAAGCGTGGTCGTCCATCAGTTCCAGGTTCAATGAATGCTATTAAAAGCGAAATGCGATTAATGAAGCAAGCATTAGGTCTAGATATTAAACGTGGACGTCCTACGAATCCAGAAAGCGCTAGAGCAAAACGTATAGCTGATTTAGAAGCTCGTCGTGCAAACGGGACATTAAAGTTAGGACGTCCTAAAGCGATTGTGATTGAAGTGCCTACTAAGGCTAAGACCAAGGTTAAATCAAAGGTAGTGGCTGAATAAGCCATTACCATATTCAATCCGTCTAAGTAACTAACATTAACTAATACAACACATGACCAAATTAACTAATCCAAAATCACGTCAATATAAGCAAGTACAATTCAGCTCTATCCACCGTATCGCCAAATACCAAATCGAGCAGCATGTTCACGCGTATCATATGGATGAGGCTGGTAATGTAACGTATTACACCAAAGTTCGATAATTCACCCAATTATATATTCCCTTCCGCACGGAGCCGCATGTCGCAAAAAGACGTGCGGCTTCCCGTGTATCACAAAAATATCGCGCGTGTCAAAAAAATCTTTAAAAAGGCGGACGATAGCGGGTCGACCGCGGCTCGTGCGCGGGTTGCTCCCACGCTGGCCGCGGTCCCTACGCGCGGCGCATAGGTCCGCGTCTTAACCACACGCACCCTCAACACGTATACAATTTTACACCCCGCGCCCCGTATATACAAATATAACCATTAAGTCAAATAACGTTTCAACATCGTAAATATAATAAGGAAATCCAAAATTCCAAAATAACCCTTTTGAATCAAAAACACGAAATCGCAAAATTTAACCTCTACAAAATTTTTTAGAAACCCAATTGTATATACAGAATGTCCTTACCACATTTACCAGTTATGAAGAAATTTATCAAAAAATTAATATGTAAAATTTTTGGTCACAAGTATGTGTACAACTTTGGTTGGGCTCCAAATCGTTGTAAATGTTCACGTTGTGGTGCAAAATGGAAAACAATCAAAAATCCAAATTATATCCCAGGTAAATCCAGCCCGTTAGATGAAGATTTAGAAATTTGGGTTGAAGATCATTCAATTACAGTAACATATACCCCATCTAAAAATGAAGATGAAAAGTATAAAGATGTTATTGATGGGTTAGCAGAAAATATAGAAAAAGCAATTAATGAAGAAATTGTAAAACAAATAATAGATCAATTAAAAAAAGAAAATGGAAAATCTAACAGGTAAGGATACATCCGAATTTTACGAGATGAATTACGAACAAGTGCGAGACGATGTAAGATCTGCTCGGGCATACGACTTTGTCGAAGTTGGTCAAAATGCATGGAATGTGCGGTATTTTAGAAGAAAATACGGTTCTAAAAAATCACCACTTTCTACGGGTCACATTTATATTCTACAAAATACTTCCGTACCCGGCATTTTTAAAATTGGTTTTACTGAGCGTTCGGTAGCCGAACGTTTAAATGAGATCAACAAAGCTACCGGTGTTATTACACCTTGGCAAGTCCGCGATTTTTGGTTCACTCAGGAACCCTATTTAGTAGAACAAGAAATTCACGAACGTTTAAAAGATTATAGAGTAGAAAATAATCGCGAAGGTTTTGCGGTAAATTTTATGGTTGCACGTGACGTGATTTTTGAAGTTTTAGGCATACCTAACGATGATCTCACGTAAATAATCGATTTATATATTTATTATAGACAAATTCCATTTATTGAATTTGGATTTTCAAAAAACAAATAAAATTTTAATATGGCAACATATCTATTTAAAGATGCTAATAAAGCAGCTTTTGTTAACGGTGTAAATAATTTATTTAAAGATAATGGTTTAGATCGTGAAATTTCTTCTATTGATTTACTGGATGCAATGCCGGGTAAAGCAGAATTTACACTTTATATTACGGACGATCCACAAGAGGATGATATTTTAAAAAATGCTGAGAAAATAAAATATTTCTCATTTCCATTTAGAGCGATCGATTTGCAAGAAATGATTGCGGAATCCAAAAAATTACAATCAAAAAAGAAATCTAAAAAATAATTTGGCGTTGAAAATTTCCCACGTATATTTAAACGTTGGGGGTTTGAAACCCAAACGATTGGAAAATGAACGCGAAACGTTACAAACGTTTGCAAACGTTGACCAAACATCACAATAAACGCGTATATACGTATAAATGTATTAAGATATGAGATATAAGGATCAAATTTTAAATAAAATAAATCAATTAGAAAATCTAAACCGTACAATTGATTTTCAACTTTCACGAGGTGAGAACCTTCAAGCAGTGCTACAAACATTAGCAGACATGAAAGAAAAAATTGAGGATTTGCGCTCAACTGTTTCTTTAGAGCATGATGAGTTTTCTACGTACGTTTAATTAAAATAAATAGGTTATGTTGAATGAAGAACAATTGCTAGAAAACTGGCAACAATTTTTAGGTTATATTGAACAATATATCACTGGTGATCGTCAAAAACGGTTAATTGATTTTTATAATAAGTATGAAGAACGCTTTATATTATTACCTGCATCACATAAACCGCAATATCACAATTGTTTCCCTGGGGGATATATTGAACATGTTAACCGTGTGGTATCAGCTAGTTTGGAGATAGACTCGGTTTGGAGGAAATTCGATGTTAAACCTACATATACTACTGAAGAGGTAGTATTTTCTGCTTTAAATCATGATTTAGGCAAATTCGGAACATTCGAACATGAAGCCGTTTTACCAAATCCATCTGAATGGCATGTAAAAAATCGAGGTGAAATTTACACCTTCAATACTCAGATGGATTATATGACTGTTCCGGATCGTGGTCTATGGTTATTAGCTCAATTAGGTATTGAGGTTTCTAAGAATGAATGGTTAGCTATCAAATTACATGATGGTTTATATGATGAGTCAAATAAACCTTATTTATTATCATGGTCTCCAGAAACTAAATTAAGAACATCTTTACCAATTATCATCCACCAGGCTGATATGATGGCTGCTCGTATTGAATTCGAACGCGAGTGGTTAGATAAATTAAATGGAACACCAGTTGAAAAACCAAAATTAATAGTTTCAAAACCAAAACAAACTCAAATATCTCTTCCAGAAGATTCAGATTTGAAGGATATTATGAGTACATTCTTTAATTAATATGGAAATTGTATTATATATTTTAATTACAATATTAGTAGGTACAGTATATGCTTGCTATAATTTATTTTCAAAAACAGAAAGATTAGAAAGAATTGTTGATCAACAGAATCAATATATTACTAGTATTTCTGAACTTATAGAATTGTCGAATAAAAAAATAGGGGAGTCTGAAGTTGCGCAAGCATTTAAAGCAGATGATGATATCGGTTTTTTCTTTGAGACATTACAAGAAATTCAAATACAATTGAATTCTTTTAAAACTCGAAATAATTAATATGGATTTAATATCCCCACCAGAAGAAGAAGTTCTTTTAACTAAAAAAGGAACGATACGTAAACGTAAACCTAAAAAATCAATTTTATATTTCACCTCAGATACTGAGGAAGCAATTATAGAATATTTAGCCTCTAAAAATCAAGATCATCGTAATTATATATTTGATCAACGTATTGATTATGCGTTTCATAAATTAGCAGAAAATATAATTCATACATTTAAATTCTATTATACTGATGTTGATACTATTAATGAGTTGAAACATGAGGTAGTAGCTTTTCTTTTAGAAAAACTTCATTTATATGATCAATCTAAAGGTAAAGCTTATTCTTATTTTGGGACAATTGCTAAACGTTATCTAATTATTTATAATGAAAAAAATTATAAAAAAATTAAAGGTAAAGGCACTTTAGAAGAAGTAGATGAAGATAAAATTATAGTTGAGGATTTAGTTCGTGAATCTAATAATGACGCTGATTTAAATGATTTTATTTCTTACTTTGTTCGTTATATGGATGTTTATCTTGAAAAATTCTTCCCAAGAATTCAAGATCAAAGAACAGCTGATGTTATTTTAGAATTATTTCGTAAAAGAGAAAATTTAGAAATATTTAATAAAAAAGCAATTTATATCTATATTCGTGAAATGATTGATGTTGATACTTTTCAAATAACTAAAGTAATAAAAGTATTAAAAAAAGTGTATTATAATTTATATAATGAATATTACGAAACAGGTTTTGTAAAAATCTAAAAAAATATATTTATAATAAAATAAATATTATGGATTTTGAACAAAAAATATTTGGAAATAAATCGTTTTCCGATCTTTTAAAAAATATATACGATAATTCACGAGAAAAGGAAAAACAAATAAAAGACTTAATCACCAGTCTTAAACCTTTAGTAGCCGATACTCAATCGGCTTTAATGGTTGTCCCACTAATTAAAGAATATCTTGATGTTTCTGTTAAAAATGATGATTCATTAATCAAAATGGCAGGTATTGTACAACGTGCTATGGCTAATTCTGGAGGTAATGGAGATGGAGATTTTTTAAGTGAATCTGAATTAGAACAGTTAAGAGGTGAAGTACAAAAAATCAGTGAAGAAGTAGTTAAACCTATAGAAACTAATGTCAACTAGAACCACTAGATATAGTATTGGGGGTTCTTTAACTTCACAATTATCTAATAGTAAAATAGCATCAAATTCTCCTTTTAAAATAGGAAAGGTGATGGGTATTGTTATGGATGAAAATACTCCTAGCAATGAATTATTTAATCGTGATGGAGAATGGGGAGGGATAGGTACTGTATATTATATTAATTACCCAACTAATAAAAATACATCTAATATCAATTTAGCAAAATTAAATACTGCTATTCCCTTTTTACCTAATCAAAAATACCTTCCATTAAAGGGAGAATTAGTTTTATTATTTGATCTTCCTTCCCCTGAAACCCAAGATAATTCTAGAAAAACTCAAAAATATTACTTGAGTGTTTTAAATTTATGGAATAATAATCAACATAATGCTCAACTTCTTGAGGATGAGAATTTAGGTAAAACTTTTACTGAAAACTCAAATATAAAGTCATTATTACCTTTTGAAGGGGACAGTATATTTGAAGGAAGAACAGGTAATTCTTTACGATTTACAAGTACAACAAAATTTAATAATAAAGAAAATTTTTGGAGTTTAACAGGAACTAATGGAGATCCTATTACTTTATTAACTAATGGACATAACTTTGATTCTGGTTCATTAAAACCATATGTTGAAAATGTAAACAATGATAATTCATCATTATATCTTACTTCAACACAAAAAGTTCCAATTAAAACTAGAAGTTTTTCTTATAATCTTTTATTTAATCCTATTAAACCTGATTCTTATTTTAATTCTTCTCAAGCCATATTATCTGGTGATAGAATTGTTTTAAATGCTAAAAAGGATGAAGTATTAATTTATGGAAAAGGAATAGGTTTATCTTCAACTAGTAATATTTATTTAAATTCTGATGTTGATATTATTTTAGATGCACCTAAAATTAATTTAGGATTAACTGATTCAGGTTCTGCCGCTGTTGAACCTATATTATTAGGTACTCAAACAATTAACATGTTATCAACATTAATAAAAGAATTAAAATCCTTTTGTACTTCTTTAAAAACAGTAGAGACTACCCCTGCAGGCACCCCATTAACTGATGTTACAATAGCTGCTAAATCATTATATACAGCTTTAGAAGATATAACTACAGTTACTAATAATCTTAATAAATTAAAATCTACTAAATCCTATACAGCATAATGATTACTACAGAAGACGTATCTAGTGTTGCCGAATTAGGTAAAGGTAATATAGCTGAAAATGCTAAAAATTTTTTAAAAGGTAAAGCTGAAGGTTTTATTGAGGCAAAAAAACAATCTTTTGAAAAATTAAAAACTGAAATTGAAGATTTAGGTAAGCAATTAGAACAATCAGCTAAAGATTATGAAGAAAAAATAAAATCATTTGGTAATATATCAACTGAAGCAGCAATTGCTGTTGGAGTTACTGCTGCTACTGTTGCTGCTACTGCTATTAGAAATAATAATACTGATGATGTTAATCAACAAGAACAAAATCTAGTTAAAAAAGCATTTGAGGCTGAACAAAAAGCAATTCAAGATAACATTATATCAAAAAGGACTGAATTAGAAAATAAATTAAAAGGTTATTTACCTCAAGAGTTACAAGAAGTTGAAGCAGTCTATAAATCAACACAAGATACTATAGAAGCAAAACGAAATGATATTAGAAATGGAAGTAAAATTAAAGTTTCTTCATCTAGTGTTATTACTGTTGTTGGTGTTTTAGCTGATTATTTATTAGGTACTGTATCTATAGGTAATAAAAAGATAGAAAATTTAGTAGATAAAGTAAATTTATTTATAAAAAATATAAAAACAGAAAAAGATATTCAAAAAGCTAAATTATATGTTAATAGAGCTAAACTAATAATAAATACAAATAGACAAAGATTAGAAACAATTCAAACTATATTATCAATACTAGAAATATTAATTCCATTATTAGATATTATATTAGGTTTATTTAAATCTAACCCTATCCCTTCAGCTGTTCCTCCAGGAGTTGGTGTTCCTTTAGGTACTATTAATACTATAGATTCTAAAACTAAAACATTAGATGATATAAAACTTGCTGCATCTATACTATTACGTATATCTAATAAAATAGTTTCTAAATTATTAGATGATTTAGATTATCAAGAAAGTAGACTATTACCTATAGAAGGATTACTAGATTCAGGTTTAAATAACTTAACAGCAAGTCAAATTCAAAGTTTAGGACCTCAATTGGGGTATTTACAGGGGTATGATTATAAAGGATTTAAATTTTTTATCAAAGAAGAAAATGATTCTAAATTTGTTGTTAAAGGAAATAAACGTAAATATGCAACAGCTGTTAATAGAGATGGAAATGATATTTTAAAAAGTACATCTTCATTTACTTTATCACCTGATGTATTAATTGAAGAATTAAAATTACAAATAGACCGAAAGGGTCTCGTAGCTTAATATTTATAATCATGAAAGTAGACGTATTTAAAAAACTTATTAAAGAAGCTGTGCGTGAAGTTCTAAGAGAAGAATTATCACAGGTTAAACCTACTCCAATACAAGAAAACAGAACAATGAGTTTTACAACTCAAGATATTGATATGGTAGCATATAGACAAAATCTAGCTACTAATATGGGTTTAACTCTTCCACCCCAACCTAAAGCTCAATCAACCGGTAATCCATATTTAGATATTATAGCAGAAACTGCTTCTAGTATGACTCCTCAAGATATAGCAGCAATGAGACAATATAACGAATAAACATGCCTATACCTCAAGTAATAAGAATAGATCCTAGAGATTTAGATAAAAATAGAGCAATAGGAATTAGTCTTCCTTTTAATGCTGGGGGTGTATTTAATAAAACATATTCAACTAAAGATCAAATCAAATCAAATCTGATTAATCTTTTACTAACTTATAAGGGGGAAAGAATAGAAAATCCTGAATTTGGGGCTGATTTATCTCGATTATTATTTGAACCTTTAACTGAAGATTTATATCCAAGGATTCAAAATCAAATAATTTCAAGTGTAAATATGTATATTCCTGAAATTACACTTTTAGATATTGAGATAACCCCTAATATTGATTACAATACAGTTAGTGTTAATGTAAATTATAGATTAAACATTTCAGGACAACAAGATAATATTATAAT